GCGCCAGTTGCTGTGGTCGATGGCGTAGTCGCCGGCTTCGCCCACGGCCCCGTCGGGCGCTCCAGCGAAGGAGTGGATGGTGCGGCCGTCTTCGCCGGCGGGGCCTGGGACGCCGGGGCGGCCGGGGGCGCCTTGGGGACCCTCGGGGCCGACCACCTTGCCGGCGTTGATTACATCGCCGGTGCTCAGCATCAGGGCGAGCGAGCCGTCCTTCAGCACCTGGGCGAAGTCCACCGACACGCCGTTGCGGCCGTCGTTGCCGTTCATTCCGTCGCGGCCATCGCGGCCGTCAGCTCCGGGGCTGCCCATCTCACCCGCCTCGCCGCGTGGGCCGGTGTCTCCCTTGGGTCCCATCGGGCCGACGACGCCGGGCGGCAGGGTGATGCGGTAGATGCGGTCGTCGGTGGTGACGATCGTGAAGCCCTCGGGGTCGACTTGGCGGATGTCGCGGATTCCGCCGCCCTGCACTTGCTGGAGGTCAGCCATCGGTGGATGTCTCGGGTGAAGAGGGCTCAGTTAGCGGTTTTCGCGGCCGTCCCAGGCGCTTTTCCGTTGGAGGGGGCGTTTGTGGGGGTGTTGGGGCCTTTTTGTCCCATGGGCCCGGCGTCCAACATGCCATTGAGGAGTTCCTTCTTGCGGTCGGCTTTGAGCTTCTTGATTTCGGCCAGTTCGGCCTCCAAATCCACTGTATCGGGCAGGATTTCGCCGGATTTCAGGATTTCGAGGAAGGTGCGGTCCGTTAGGGCGCCGCGATCGTTCAAATCGCCGATCACGGCGATGTCCTGGCCCAGGAGGCGGTAGAAATCGAAGTCCCGTTCCAGGGAGATTGTTGGGGCGGGGCGGTTGAGGTAGGCGGCGGCGAGGTCGAAGGCTTCCTGGAGGGCGGATTCGACCTCCATGGAGATGATGGCGAGGACAGAGTTGGCCTGGGCTTGGTCGATGCGCTTGGCGTCGGCGGATTCGGCGACGAACTTTTGGCCGAGGAGCTTTGTGACGCCCAAAGTGGACATCTGTTGTTCCAGTTGGCTGAGTTCTTCTTGTTGGGCGGAGAAGCTGCTGGAGTCAGCGGTGACGTAGTACGCCTTGTTGCCGGGTGTCATCGACATGGCGTAGTTCACGCCGACGGAGGTCTCGCTGATGTCGTCGTCCCAGCCCTCAAGGATGAGGGTGGGCATGGCGGCGATGTGGAGGGCGTGGATGAGGTCGGCTTGGCGTTGGTAGTGGGTGACGTTGATGCTGGCGATGTCGAGTAAGGGGGGTTTGCTGGTGAGCATCCCGGTGCGGTTGGTGTAGATCGGGACGATCGGGAGGCGCTCCAGGCTGTAGGTGCCGGATTCGACGAGGCCGTCTTTGTTGTATAGCTCGTAGCGGCCGGGGTAGATGACGCGGATGCGCTCCTCTTGTTTGGTGCTGAAGCGGCCGTCGGGGATGGAATGGATCTCGTAGAGGCGGATTTGGGTGAGCGCGCTGCCGGGGAGGGTCGTTTCTTGGCGCCAGCCCCAGATTTGGTCGGCGTCGATGTGGATGAAGTAGGGGCGACGACCCGCGTTTAGCTCGTCTGCGAGGGTAATGATGCCTTCGGCGGGTGGGAAGTCGACCAGGATGGCGCTGTGGCCGTAGGTCAGGCCGCTGGTGAGCAGGCGGCGGGCGTATTCGTTGATCGAGCTGCCTAGACCGTCGACGTTCGAGGCAAAATCCTTCCAGAAATCGTCGCCTTTGATGGTGATGGGGCGGCGCAGCACCATTCCAGCCGCGTTTTCGATCAGGCGGAGCGTGTAGGGGCTAAGCAGGCTGCGAGAGACCCGTTTTTGGTACGCGTCGGCGTCTTCGCGGGGCTCTTGGGCGAGGAAAAACTGCGCTTGAGACTGGATGTACGCGGTTCCGTTTGTGACCGCCATCATCAAGGCCCAGTCGGGCATCATTGCGTAGACCGCTCCATCCCGGATGAAGGGGTTGTCGGGGTCGACGGTTGTGTAGGCGGTGTGCGCGCCAGGCCAGGGGTGGGTGGCCGGTCCGGGGTAGAGCAGCACGGCGCTGGCGGCGGGGGATTTTACTGTACTTTACCAGATTCGGTGGGTTGTGGGGCCGGATTGGCCGCCTTTTGCGAGGTTGAAGCGCATCAGGCAGAGGTAGCCGAGGGCGTCAAACATGTGGTCGACGCCGAGTTTTTTGTTGGGGAGGCCCGTGTTTTCTTCGTAGGTGAGGGTGCGGAGGGATTTGATGAGTTCGCGGCAGCGGGGGTGGATTTTGATGCGGCGCGTTCCAGCGGCATCAAACAGCCCTGTGTTGACGCAGTTGATCTTGTCGCGGATTTTCCAGGGGGAGCGGGGGGTGTCGACGCGGAAGCCGCTGCGGCGGAGGATGTGGTGGTCGGTGGCGCCGACGCCGGCGGTTTTGCGGGCCGCTCCAGTGGGGTCGGGGCAGGCGATGATTTTGCGGTCGAGGGTGTAGCGGCGGATGATTTCTTCGCAGGCTTCCCAGGTGGTGGCGTTGTTGAGGGTGATTTCGTCGAAGACGTGGAGTTCTTCGTCGACGCGGATGGCGGCGACTACGCTCATAGGGGAGACGTTGAAGTCGATGCCCAGGAGGAGGGGGAGTTGGGGGATGTCGGTGATGTCTTTGGAGATGTTTTCGTCGCTGAAGTTGATGGCGACGAGGCCGGAGAGGTTCTCGAAGCTGGCCTCGAACTCTTGGCGGAAGGTGCGGGGGTCGAGTTGGGCGCGGGCGGCTTCGATTTCTTCGGGTGGGACGTTGCCGCCTTCGATCGTGGTGTAGCTCCAGCGGCGCCATTGGCCGGTGGGGTCTTCTTCGGCGTAGCACCAGAGGTCGTAGAACCAGCTGGCGGTGCCGTCGGGGGTGGAGATGAAGAGGGCCCAGCCTTGTTTGTCGGCAAGGGCGGGGCGGATGACCTCGAACCAGACGCCGGGGTCCATGAAGGCGGCTTCGTCGAGGACCACGCCGGCCAGGCTGCGGCCTCGGAGGGCCATCGCGTTTTCCGTGCCTTTCAGCTCGATTAGGGAGCCGTTGACGAGTTCGAGCTTGAGATCGGTTTCGTTTTTGCTTTTGATCCAGGGGGCGGGGACGAGCTGCTTGAGCGTTTTCCAGGCGATGTCCTTCGCCATGCGGTAGGTGGGGGCGCAGTAGAAGAAGACTTCGCCGGGGCGGTCGATCGCCCCACGCAAGAGTTCGATGCAGCTCAGGTAGGACTTGCCGAAGCGGCGGCCGGCGACGAGGACGCGGAAGCGGTCGCGGCTGCTGAAGACGGCGCCCTGGGCGCGGCGGAGGGAAAGGTTGGCCGTTCCAGCCATCAGAAGGGGTTGCGGCGAGTGGTGATGCGGTCGGCGGCGAGCAGCAAGAGGGTCAGGACGAGGATCCCGAGTAGGAGTTGGATAAAGATAGGGGTGCTTCCTGCGGCCAGGGCGGCGTAGGGGGCGTTTTGGATGGTGTAGAGGGCGGTGAGGCTGCCAAAGCCCACTACGACAGCGGGGGTGAGAAGGTCCGTTCCAGCAGAGCGGCGCCAGCCGTTGCGGCGCGTCATCATTCCCATAGGTGGGTGTAGTATTTTAGTGGCTGCGTGCAGTGTAGCACAGGAATCCGACCCCTGCCCCCGGTGTGGTGTAGGAGGGTAGTCGAAAACGTGTGTTGTATCAGTAGGTTCCCTACCCCCCGCTCAGCGCAAAAATGTAACAAACCCCGCCCCCGGTTTGCTACACTGTGGGGCCCGGATTGGGCCCCTTAAAAGTGTAGCTTAGCTGGCGCAGATTGTGGGGAGAATCGCGGTGACTCGTGATACAAAGTCCCGAGCACGATTGCGGCTAAAGTCTGAAGTATCATCCAACTCAGATACCGCGCGGCGGAATAGCGCAAGCGCAGCCTCAGCTATAAGATCTTCTCTGTAATTGTGGAGAATTACAGTGTGTTCGTATCCTTCCGGGCCGTACACGTTGCCACGCTCAAAGCTGATAGAATTGTATCCCATGTGCACACGGTCGGTATCATCCAAACGGTAGGATGTTTCAATCCGTTTGGTTACAGAATCATCCGAAGAATCGTGGTAGTTCTTCTCAGTGGTGGTCGTGGTGGTAATGGGGTGGATCATGGGTTCTTAGGTATGTGTGGTGCGGGCTTGTCCCGCTTGATAGAATCCTACAGGATCAGCCGCCCCGTGCCAGGCCAGCATGGGGCAGCTTCACAGACTGTCACACGCTGCAGGCGTTGAAACTATAAAAGTCTCCCGTCCGCCATTCGCGCGCACCGGTGCGCGTTTCGATCATCGGAACGTGTTTAACAGTGTAGAAAGGTCGGATACCAGCCCACTGCAAGCACAGCGCGTTGAGCCGGCTGAACGTGGTGCGGCTGAACCACATACTGGAATTACCAGCGGTTAGCTCTAACGTTTGATCGAAACGGTTAAGCGTTGCGATGTGGTTGCCGTGGAGAAAGACCAAGGCGTGGGGACCGTTGATCCGGACCTCGGTGTTGGCGGAGCGCCAGTCCCGGTGATTCGCCACAGCGGCAATCATCTGGGCTTCAATCTTGCGCATGGGTCAATAGGTTTGTTGCTCCGCCATCCTCGCCGGAGATCCGGCCGGTTTGGGACTCTTGTATGACACTAGAGCAACCGGCACAGCCGGGACCGTTCCAGGCCGGCAACCGTGGTAGGACGGCACAGCCTAGTGTCTGCCGGTACAGCTGTACTACAGTACAACCGTATTGTGGTGCCTTTGTACTAGCCCGCTGGGCGGTAGCACGCACACGGCCGAGAACGCAGGCCCACACGGGCCTGCATGAATGAATGAATGAATGGCCAATGAATGGCCAATGAATGGCCAATGAATGGCCAATGAATGGCCAATGAATGGCCTATTCTTCAATCTTGATTGAAAGATTGGGAATGGAAAGTTCAATGGATTGTTGGCCTTCTCCGGCCGCTCTTCCGATCGCGTCCATCAGCTGAGCTGCGCTGGTTAGTTGATTCTTTTTCAACGCTTGATTGACCGCTCGGAATCTCATTGCCATTAATCGTGATAGTATTGTCTCTCTTTCTAGGTTAAAGTCTTCCTCATTCATCTTGCACACGGCAGTCCAGTCGCGCCAGGCCGTTGCTTCTCCGATGCCCTCACGAGCAGCATGATCGAGAACTAGCTGGCGGCACGTAAGCCCGCTCAACTGCGCCCGATAAAGCCGCTTCTGCCGCTCCTCGATCAGCGCATTTGGGTTCCGCCGACCAAACGGACGCGGTGCGGGTTTCTGCTCTTCAGCTGCCGCGTCCGACATTTTGGTTCAACACTCAACTGCTACAGCCTAAAGCCCTGTCGGGCAAAGGGGCTAGGTCCTCCAGCAAGGTCCGCACCAGCTCCGCCGTGTGCGCATCGCCGGGGAACGGCTCAACCCCGCCGATACGGGCCGAATCCAGCACCACAGGCCCCAGCTTCCGCCCCTGCGCGTCCCACACGGGCCCGAGCACTTCCAACTCCAGCACTTGCATCCCGTAGTCCAGCAGGTCTGCCACGTGGGCCCGCTCCTCCCTACCCCCATAGACCTTCCGCCCATCCCGGTACGGCTGCCACCAAAACGTCCCAGCCTGCAGCCGCAGTTTCTCGGCACTGCCATCAAAGCCAGCCGGGCGGCAGCTACCCCACCCCCCACGATCGGCACGCTCCACCCGCCCGTAGCATTCGCAATCCTCAAACGGGTCCAGATCATCCGGCTCACTACTCAGCCGCAACACGTACTCTCCCAGCTCCAGCCGGTTGAGCCGTACCAGCTCCAGCACTTGTGCATCGCTCAGATCAAAGGTCATAGGTCTGTCCATAGGTGTGTGTGGCGGGGCCAGCGCCCCGCTTGCCTGTTACTGTATCACAGCTGATCGTAGCGAGGGGCGAAGCCCCGAGCTACAGCCAGCTGTGCTTCAGTGCGTAGCCGCCGTTCGAGTCCGGCTCACCGTTGCGGGTGCCGTGCGGCTCAGGCGTCCCAGCAGGCCACAGGCTCAGCCCAAGGTCATAAACCACGGCAAAGCCCATGTCCATCCCGCATCCGCCCATGCGGATGCCATGGCGCCGATCGTCCCAGCTCCCACCGATCGCCCGGCACGCCAGCCAGCTGATTGACCGGATGTACGGCTCACCGTCATCGCCCACAACGGGCACGCACAGCTCAATAGTCCGACTCATGCCGCTGCGCGCCACGTGGCTGCAGCTCGTGTACACGGTCGCGCCAGGCTTGAGGATCTCCCGCAGCGCTTCCCGCGCCTCCCGCTGATCCTGCTGCTGAGCCTTCGTAAGTTTGGCCATCGTTCTAGGTTGGTAGGTTAGTGGCGGGACTTTCGCCCCGCTTGTCAGAATCATACAGCATCACGCTCCAGCGATCAAGCCGTGGGCGCTCCGCAAGCCGCGACTGTAAGGAGCGGCGCAGCGGACGCGCCCACCCATGGGTACGGCTCAAACCGCCAAGCCTGCTCAGGATCCAGCGCTGCAGCGGGCACCCCCGCAATCTCAGCCAGATCGGCCGTGCCGATCTCAGCCGCGCAACGCTCCAGCCTGATCCAGAACCCGCCACCGGATTCCTCCTGCCAGTATTCGCCCGCCGCGTCCGCACAGCTCCGAAACAGGTCGTACAACGCTTCCTCGCCATAACGCTCCAGCGCTTCCTCGGCCCACTCATCAGCATCAACGGCGTCCGCAGAGCCGACCGCAGGGAGGCTCTGCAGGGCGTCGGCCAACTTGCTCTCCACCAGCCCGCGCCAATCGCTGGCGCCCCAGCTCTCCCATTCCTCCTGCTGCGCTTCGTGCTCCAGCTCAGAGTGATCGCACTCATCAAGGATCGGATAGTCCTGCAGCGACTCGATCGCCTCCAGCATTTCTTCAGTGATGAAGCGCAAGTCCAGCGCAACGCCATCAGCGTCGCCGTCAGCACGCTCCAGGGCAGCCGCAAACTCCGCCCGAAACACCCGCTCGTTCGAGCGGTACACAGTCGGCGCCGTGTACCCGTAACCAGAGTCCCCGTTCAGCGCGTCAGCGCTGAACAGCAGCCGACAATCGCGCCAGCGCAGGGTGATGCAGCGCTCCAGCGCTTGTCCCGGTGTTTTGCAGTCCCATGTAGGCAGGCGGCGCAGGTCGCTGCCGTATTGGCGGGGGCAGCGCTCGTCAAGAATCCAAACGCCGGCGCAACCGCTCAGTCGCTCCAGCCTCTCAGTCAGTGTGGGGTGGGCCATAGGTCTGTAGGTGTGTGGTGCGCCCCATCCGGTGCGCTTGTCAGAATCATACAGCATCGGCGAGCCGAGCGCAGCGAGGCTCGCGTCCCATTTGTCCCACTTTTCCCACTTTTCCCATTCCTCTGATACAGTGGTTGGGAACCAATCACCTATGAGGCCAGTGGCCAGCTCAATAGAGACGCTCCAGCGCCAGAGCTACGCGCGAGGCTTGCTGGAATCCGGCGTCCCGGTTTCGGCCGTTGCCACCATGCTGTGCGCCCGGCACGGGATCAGCCGCTCCAGCGCTTACCGCGACGTCGCCGCCGCCCACGCTGAGCTGCAAGCCAGCGACGACGGTCCCGCAACCGAGGATCAGAACGCTCCAGCCCCTGAGGAGATTGAAGCGATGCTGTGCCACCGGATCACCGTGGCCTGCGCCGCCGGCGAAGCCCGCGACGTCGCGCAACTGGTGAAGGCGCTCGACACCGTCAAGCGCTGGCGCGGATCGGGCCAGCCGCACTCCGCGTGGGCGTGAGTCTCATGAGTCGCAACCTGAAGAAAGGGCCCCGCGGCGGGGTCTACTACACGACCGAGCGGGGCAGGCGTGTGTACGTCGACCGCTCCAGCTACATGGGGGACGGGTCGGGGTTTATCACGTTCGTGCTCGTGCTGGTTTTGCTGGCCGGGGCGCTCCTATTCGGGTGACGCTCCAGCCAGCTCCGCGAAGTAGCGTTCTGCCCGTGCCGCAAAGCGGCACTCAGCGCCGCGCAGTTCCAGCTCCGACAGGATGCGTGCTTGAGGTTCTCCGCTGCGGCGAGCCACCACGACCGCTCCAGCCTGAGGGATGATCCCGGTGAGGTGCTGAAGCTGAAGGCTGTAGGCTCCTAGTTGATCGATGTAGCTCTGCAGCATGTCCTCGCTGCGGGCGTTCTGACTGGTCTTCCAGTCGCAGATGGTGAGCGCTCCAGCCACGTCGGCGAGGCAATCACACGTCCCAGCCCAGCCGCCAGGGTGGTAGCCACTCCATTCCACGGCATGAATGGCGGTTACGTTGGCCTCGATCCAGCTGCGCAGGCCGCGGGCGTAGCCAGAAGCGCTCCAGGCCACCCTGGGAGCCCCTTGAATGGCGTTCTGGAGCGCCCACCGGGTGATGGCAGCCGGACAACGCTCCAGCCCGTCCTGGCCGGTCTTCCATGAATGGCGTTTGTTGGCTGTGTGAATGGCCAATTTCTTGGCCGTTTTGAGCACGTACTCGGCGTGGTTGTGGGCGAGGGTGCCGCGTGTGGCGGCCATGTCGCGGTCCTGCTCCGATCCAGGGCGCTCCAGCCAACGTTCCAGCGCCTTCTTTTGGTGGTCGGGGGCGGTGGCGCCGAGGATGCGGGTGACGCTGTGGAAAACTTCGCCGGTGGCAGGGTGCGTGTAGGTCCGGCCGTCGGGTCCGTCGTGACGCTCCAGCGCCCACTTCCGCAGGCCGGCGAGAGCGTCATGCGGGCTAGTACAGGTGTTCTCACCCATTCAGCAGAGCCTCGCCGCCAGCAGTAAGGCGCTCCAGCTCCTCCTCCGTCGAGGAGGCCCGAAGGGCCGACGATGACCGCTCCAGCCATAGGGCTGTGAGCTGGTGCTCCTTCGGCTCTACTAGGTGCCAGCTGCTGACGGTGCCGCAGATGTCGGCGATGCAAACCTGGATCGTCCCATCCACGTGGACGAGGTGGGTTGGTTCTGGGATGGGGGTGAGCTTAGACATACGCTCCCAAAATCATTAAACCATAAAATAGGGGCAGGTTGCAAGCCTGCCCCAAAGTCCCTATCCCACCCCCTCAGTCTGCGGGCTTACCAGTGAAGGGGTTGCCGCCGACGAGGAGCATCTTGATATCGAAGCCCTTGGATTGAGCGTCGCTCCAGGCTTCGGAGATGGCGGCGTCACTGCCCTTCTTGCGGGGGAGGGGCAGCAGCTTGTACTCCGTGGTGAGCTGGGCTCCTTCCTTGGCAATCGAGAAGTCCCACTCCAGCAGGTTGCTGTAGTCCTCGGTCTGGGAGATCGAGTCCAGTTCCCGGATGATCGACTTCTGGGTGAGCGCCATGATCTGCACCGCTTCGGCGCTGTAGTTGAAGACCGGCACGGCGATAGCGAACTTGGCGGCCTCGTAGCCGTTGCCGTCGCGGTTCATGCGGCGGGTGTAGTTAGGGCCAGCCTCGGCTTGGATGTCGTCGGGGGTGGGCTCGGACACGAAGCGCAGGGGCTTGCACTTGCCCTGGGCGTCCTCGACCCAGGCTTCCCAGAACTCCAGGGGCTCGTCAGAAAGCAGGGCGAAGCGGACGCTGGAGCCAGAGGCGATCTTGCTCGGGTTGAGGTAGCCGCCGCCGCCGGAGGAGGCGACTGCTGCGGTGGCGTTGGTGGACAGGAATGGCATGGTCGTTTTGCTGTGGGCTCGATGCCCTGTGCTCCTGAAGTGTAGGAGGTTGATGGGGGCCCGTCAAGGGGCTAACCTAGAAAAAGACCCCAGGGTGGCTGCAAGCTCCCTGGGGTCGGACACCAAATCCACTAGGAGCTTACAGCATGGATCTGCTGACGTTTGTTCGGCAGCTGCCGCACGGTCTTGTTACCGCACCCATCTACCGCAAGGACGCGGTGATGCCATCGGGCAAGGCCGCCACCGGCAAGAACCCACACCCCGATGCGTTCCAGCGCAAGTTTGAGGCGGCCGATACCGCCCTCTACATCGAGCGGGACCCCAAGAACCTGAAGGCTGTCGGCCTGTTCACCGGCATCAGGGGCAACGGCATCGTGATCCTCGATGTCGACCGCAACCTCAGCGCGCTCCAGCAGAAGTGGGGGAGCAGCCTGGAGGGGGCGCCCAGGATCGAGTCCACGAAGGCCAATGCGGCCAAGTTCGTCTTCCGCATCCAGGAGGCCCTGTGGGGCGATCTGCAGGGCTTCGGGCTGTCAGAGGACACGGGGCACTGCTACGAGGTGCTGTGGGGCCGCCAGGGCGTCATCTACGGCGAATACCCAGGGGGCAAGGTCAGCGCCCCAGGCCAGTACGGGTTCCATGGGGACCTGGATGTGATTCCAGAGGCGCCGGAGTGGCTGATCGCCGAGATGAAGGCGGCCAAGGCCGGCGAGAGCAAGGGGCTGGTCAAGAACCGCAAGGCGCTGGACCTGGGCGATCGGACTGAGGACGAGGTCGCCGAGATCATCCAGGAGTGCCTGAGCGTCATCAGCCACCAGGGGGCGGGCAGCCGGGAGCATTGGGTGCGGATCGGCATGGCGATCCACTCGGCGCTGCCGACGGAGCTGGGCCTGACGCTGTGGGCGGCGTGGAGTGCGGAGGATCCCGAGTACAGCGAGGAGTGGCGCAGCGGGAACCCGTGCGAGCAGACCTGGCAGAGCTTCAAGGCCGGCGGCCGGATCGGACTCGGGACGCTGATCTTCCTGGCGGACCGGGAGGACCCCAAGCGGCTCCGGTTTTCGGAGCGCAGCCGGGACATTGTTGAGAAGGCGGAGGCTCGTCAGGTTCAGGAAGTACGGCAGGCGGTCCTGACGTTCGAGGAGATCATCGAGCGGGGTATGAAGATTTATGAGGGCGATGACGTCGCCCGCATGAACTACGAGCTTCATGCGCTGGCGATGGAGGCTCGGTACAAGGACCAGAGCGGCATCGAGAAGCTGCTGCTGGATCACATCACCCAGAAGAGTCGGGGGGTGGGCCGGACCATGGATCAACGCGTGGAGCAGCGCCGGGAGTACCTGATTCCGGGGCTGCTGCCACAGGCGTACACCGTGCTGTTTTTCGGGGAGGCCGGCTGCGGCAAGTCCGCCACGGCGATGGCGCTGATGAAGCACGTGGTCGATGGGGTGCCGTTCCAGCTCAAGAACCAGCTGGTGCCGGTGCAGCAGGGGCCGGTGGTCTACTTCAACGCCGACATGAGTGAGCAGGACTTCGAGGAGGAGTTCGATCTGCACGAGATCAAGAACACCAGGGACTTCCACTTCGAGCCGGACTTCAACCTGTACCGCCGGGTGCAGTTCGTGAAGACGATGGAGCGGATCAAGCCGGCGATGATCTGCATTGACAGCCTCAGCAGCTGCTCGGGCGCCAAGGCCGGCGACGAGAACAAGGCTGAGTTTGCGCAGCCCCTGTACTGGCTGAACACCAACAACGGGGTGCTGTGGCCGGCCTGCACCATCGTGGTGCTGCACCACGCCTCGAAGGCCGGGGGCGCACGAGGCAGCTCCGCGATCACGGCGGCGGTGGCGGAGGTGTGGAACATCAGCAAGCCGAAGCCGGATGCGGGGCTTCAGCCGGACCAGCGAGTGATCGTGATTGGCAAGAGCCGGATCAACCGCTCTGGCGAGACCCTGATCCAGACCCAGAACGAGAACCTCACGGTGAGCATCGTGGAGGCGAAGCGCCCTGAAGAGATGCAGACCCGTGCCGGCACCCTGGCCGAGAAGATCATGCTGCGGCTCCAGACGGTGCAGCGCCCCATGAGCCGCACCGAGATCAACGCTGACCCGCTGATCGGCGGCAACGTCGACGCCGTGCGCAAGACGCTCCAGCGCCTGGTGAACCGGGGGGTGGTGGAGGTGGTGGAGACGCGCCAGGGATCGAAGGGTGGATCACCTGCGGCTTACTACCGAGCTCTACGCGCGCAGGGGGAGAGCGTTCGAGAGTCCCACTCGGGCGAAAACCCTTCCCCTGACTCGGTTTCCCAGTGGGACACTCCAGATTCTGCTGGGGCGTGTCCCACTGAGCCGGACCCCACCCCCGATTCCCAGCGGGACACCTCCGCCCCGGCAGCCGAGTGTCCCACTGAGGAATCCTGTGCTGGTGCGGGATCTGCCACCAGCGGGACACCGGATTTGTGCCCCCGCGCGGGAGAGCGCTCCGAGGCCGAGCTGAACGCCCTCCGCGATGCGGCCTGGAGCGAGTGGGACTGAGCGCGATGACTGAGCCCGACATCCGCAAGTGGCTGGATCGCCACGCCATTCCGTACCCGCCGCCGGATTGGGAGGCAGTGCTGCGCCAGCGCGACGAGCTAGGCCTGACCAAGTACCGGCCAAAGCCGGCGCGTAAGCCCATCGTCTGATACAGTACGGGCACTCCCTAGCGGAGTGCCCATTGCCCTTGCACCTATGGACAAGACCAACCCCGAGCATTGGATGAAGACCACCGGCGCACCAGTGTGGGAGATGGTGGAGACGTACGCCAGCGACAACGACGAATACAGCGCGGCCCTGCTGTCGCTGCGCAGCCGGGTCGAGCTGCTGGAGGTGGCCCGCGCCGTTCGAGCCGCCTCGTCTGCTGGAGCGACACCGCGCAGCGACGACCGCTTGCTGCCGCTGCTGGAGAACGCCATCGCCTGCTGCGCGATCGGCAGGGCACATGAGGCCGCTCTGCGCTGTGTCGCCGACTGGCTGGACCGCCAGGGCCTGGACCCCGCCGCCTTCGCCCTCCGCATGGAGCTGCCATGACTGACCACCCCATCACCCCGCCGCCGGAGCTGGTGCAGCAGTGGGTTGGCGATTACTACGGCTGTCCTGTAAGTGGCGAGCTTGCCGGCGTTGAAACTGCTATTGCCACCCGCGCCGCCCAATGGGGCGCAGACCAGGAGCTGGAGGCGTGCTGTGCACTGCTGGTACGACAAGGGTTTGACTTTGTTGACGACCTCCGCGCCGCCAGACGCCCCAAACCGCCGAGCCTGAAGCGGGTTGCTCTACTTCAGCTCGACACGCTGAACGCCGACCTGGGGCTGGAGGGCAAAGGCGTTGACCTTTCCCAGATTCGCCGCGCCCTCGAAGCTCTACCTGACTGACCCGTGTGCTACAGTAACCACCGCCCTAGCCGGGGCACTACCCACCTAGTTGTTATGAACTCGAATCGCCTTGTTGCCCCCGAACTCGACCTTGACGACCAAGTCATTGATCTGGCGCGTTGCGTCACTCTTGCTGATCTGCTGGAGTGCCCAGCAAGCTCTGCTGATGCAGTCAGCCTCATTTCCAACTTCACCAAATACGTCAGCCGTTACATCTCCGACATGGAGCCCGAAGACGAAAAGATTGAGCTGGTCTGCCACCGCATCAACCACGCGATGACAGGCGAACAGCGCAACGCTGCCTTTGCCCACCTCTCCAGCCGCAACGCCGAACGCCGAGGTTCCCGCGCATGACTGACTACAACAGAGAACATGGGTTTCTTAAATTTCTTTCTGACAAAGGCTTAAACCTACCTCCGTTTGCTCCTTCTGAAACAATGCTCATGTGGAGCAGACAAGATGGCTGGGCAAGGCACCCCGAAACCCAAAGGTGGTGGTATTTGCCTGTTGATTGCCCAGGCCGAGAATGGGTGGAATCAACAAAAACATGCTCACGTATGGATTTGCTATGACTGACCTCTCCCCCCACGCGCAGGCTGTGCTGGAAGCCTACGCAGAGCACAACGGAGGAATTGAAGCGGTGCTTTTGTACGAGCGGCAGGCCATCGCCGCCGTCCTAAGGGCTGCTGCCAATCAGGTAGCACCCGCTGACTATGCCTCATTCACTGGCCATGTCGAATGGGACCGAGGCATGGAGACGCGAAATGATTCAATCCGCGCCGCGCTCCTCGCCATCGCCGCCGAGCTGGAGCAGCCCGATGACATGTGAAGGTGGTAAGACTACTGAGACTCATTACGAGATCCTGCTTCGTTCTCGTCGCACTCGCCTGGTTAGTAGCCATTTGGTCAGCGCTCCAGACTTACGGCTGGCTTTATTCGCTGCGCTGGAACTGGCAGAGGATCCGTCAACGCTGGTCCGCATCGCCCCAGCCACAGTCGAGCACCCAGACTGCGGTAGCTACTGAGCAGGCCATGCCGACACTTGCGCTGGTCTACAACGAGGTGCCCTGGGACGAGGGCCCGCTGGCGGTGGCGCGTTACACCGTGACCGACCGCCGGGGCCGGGTCACGAAGGTCGTCCAGGAGACCTACGAGGACGACTGCGAGGGCCTGCTGGCCTTCGAGGACGACGTCATCGACGCCATCTACAACGGCGTCACCGTCGTCGTGCTCAGCCGCTACGAGCTGGAGACGTTTCCAAACGTGTGTTCCGCCCTGGGGCGTTGACTGCTGTGCTACCTTAATGGGGTTTCCAAGACCTACAGACCTATGGACATCGAGCTGATCTCTTCCCGCGTCGTCGCCGACGACTGCATCGAGTTCGTGGCCATCGTGCCCAACATGGTGCAGACCCACGCCGCCACCTACATCGACCCAGCCGAGTACGGCCCGGCCCGCTGCTGCGGCCGTCTTTACTGGGATGTCGACGCTGATGGCCCTCTCTCCGCTTTGACCGATGAAGACCTCGAACGCCTTTGCCAGGACCCGTCGATCAGCTGGGAAGTCGATTCCGATTACTGATCGCTGGCGCGGCCCCGCCATTGGGGCCGCTCTGCTAGTCTGTTACAGTGTTGCTATCTTCAGCTATGCCCGCACGACGCAAACCTGCCCTTCCTCCCGCTTCCCCGACCCGCGCACCCTTACCCGTTTCCCTGGCCCCTGACGTCACCGGCCAGGACCTCATCAACCACCCGCCCCACTACACCCAGGGCGGCATCGAGTGCCTCGAAGCCATCAAAGCCTCGATGCCCTACGAGCAGTTCATTGGCTACCTCAAGGGCAGCCAGCTCAAGTACGTCTGGCGGTACGAGCACAAGGGCGGGATCGAAGACCTGAAAAAGGCCAACTTCTACCTGAACCGCCTGATCAAAGAGATCGACCTCAAGACCGGCGAAGCGCTCACCCTGGCCTCCACTCTGCTACAGTAGTCCTGTTCACTACCAGACCTATGAGCCACAACGACCTATTCCTGGCCTCCACGAGGCCCAACTACTACGAGCTGCTGCCTCAGATCGAGGCAGCCATGGCCGAAGCCGACCGTGTCTGCCGCATCCGCATGGAAGCCGGCTGGGACGCCGATCCCGAATACGGCTGGGGCTCGCCCGACTGCATCTCCGAGTCCGACTGGGAGGCAGAGGGCTACCCCCTGCCCGAGGAGCCCGGCTTCGCCGAGTTCATGCAGACCTACGTGCCCGCCACCTAAGGACATGACATTCACTGTTTACCGGGGTGTGGAGCACCTCGACAAGGTCGCCACGTGCGTGTCGCTGGCGATCGACACCGAGACGCTCCAGCTCCAGCCCGAGAAGGGCAAGCTGCGGCTGATTCAGTTCGGTTGCCTGGCGCGTCGCGTCGTTGTCATCGTCGATTGCTTCCAGCTTGACGATGTGGGCTGGGCGAAGGTGCGCAGCATGTGCACCAACGGCGAGCGCTTTTGGATGGCGCACAATGCCGTGTTCGATCTGGGGTGGCTGCAGGAGCACGGGATTGAGCTGCGGGGGCGGGTGCGTTGCACGATGCTCGCCTCGCGGATGCTCAACAACGGGATCCCCAACCTGCGGCATGGCCTCGATGCAGTGGTGCTGCGCTACCTGAAGAGGGAGTTGTCGAAGGAGCAGCAGAAGTCGGACTGGGGTGCTGCTGAGTTGTCGGAAAAGCAGCTGACCTACGCGGCCAAGGATGTGGAGGTGCTGCTGGAGCTGGATCGGGTGCTGGAGCACCGGCTGGCGGAGTCGCGCCTGCAGAAGGCATACGCGTTGGAGTGCAAGGCGCTGCCGGCGCTGGCGCAGATGTGGCGCACCGGGCTGCCGTGGAATCGTGAGGCGCTCCAGCAGGTGCTGGCCGACTACGAGTTCGACATCCAGGAGATCGGCAAGGATTTCCTGGTGCAGCTGGATGCGGCGCTGCCCGAGGAGCACAAGCTGCCCCGCGATGAGGACGGCAGCTACAACCTTCGTGCGAAAGACGAGGGCGCGGTTCGGCTGGGCACGAAGCGGTACGCCGGCTTCAACATCAACTCGCCGAAGCAGCTGATCGGCAAGTTCACGGCAATCCTGGGTACGCCGCCGCTCGATCCGGCCACCGGCAAGCCGAGTGCCAAGCGGCAGGCGCTGCGGGAGTACGCCGCCGACCATGAGGTGGTGGGCGTGTACCTGGCGTGGAAGCGGGCCGAGAAGCGCCGCCAGATGGTCGTGAGCCTGCTGGAGCACATGGATGCCGACGGCGTGGTGCGCTCCAGCTACATGCAGCTCGGGGCGGACACGGGTCGGATGAGTTGCCGGGAGCCGAACACCCAGCAGATCCCCAGGGATGAGAACTTCCGCGCCTGCGTTGAGGCGCCCCAGGGGTGGGTGCTGGTGGACGCGGATTTCAGCCAGATGGAGCTGCGGTTGGCGGCTGCGGTGGCCGGGGATGTGCGGATGATCGAGGGCTTCCGCAACGGCGACGATCCGCACGACATCACCGCCGAGGCTCTGGGCTGCACCAGGCAGATTGCGAAGTCGGCCAACTTCGGACTGCTCTATGGCTCGGGCGCGAAGGGGCTGCGGAACTACGCCGGCGGCATGGGGGTGACGATCACGCTGGAGGAGGCGGCGGCGCTGCGGCAGCGGTGGCTGGAGACGTACCAGGGGATTGCGGATTGGCAGCAGGAGATGGGGGCGGCGGCTGATGCCAGCGCCAGCAACAAATGGGCTGAGACGCGGATCCCCGGCACCGACTTCCGCCGCTACCTGCCGGGGGAGATGAACCGGCTGACGGTCCGCTGCAACACCCCGATCCAGGGCGCTGGTGCGGCGATCTTGAAGTGCGCGCTGGGCAGGCTGTGGCCTCTCGTGAAGGAGGCTGGTGAAGAGACTGTGAAGATTGCGGCCTGCGTGCATGACGAGGTTCTGCTGCTGGTGCGGGAAGGGCAGGAGCAGGAGTGGGCGGCCACTCTGAAGCG